GCCAGAGCAGCCGGCGGAACAGCGGGAGCAGGTGCCGCAGCGGCGGCAAGCGGGACAAAGAATAGAAGGAGAAGGAGATGTCTTACGCTCGGATTTGATACAATGCAACGATGGGGTTCGAGCCGTCAGACCGCTTGGTATATGGGTTCTCGCAAGATGGCGGCCGTTTGGCAATCGAACCTTTTTCTCGGAAATCGGTGATGGCAGAGCGGTCGGGTGCATACTCTATTAACGATGCATACTCTATTAACGATTGCCTTGGGGTATCGTTAATAGGGTATGGGCAATCGTTATAATGTATAAATCATCATAGAATATAAAGAAACATGAGCAGATATAAAAAAATAATTAAAAACATCTTGATATTAGTTTTAGAATTTGCTATCCTTGTACGGTATAAAGGAGTGTAATTTGATGGGAGGTGCGGCATGGAGGAGCAAGTTACAGAAAATTGGATAGGCATAGAGCAAGCGGCTATTCATTTGGGAGTTCGTCCGATTACGGTGCGTGACTGGATAAAAAAAGAGACGGGCATTCCTGCACACAAGATTGGCAAACTCTGGAAGTTTAAAATATCTGACTTGGATGAATGGGTAAAATGTGGCAAGAGTGCGATGGAATAACAAAAATTGGAGTATATCCATTAATATTAAAAATGAGGGCATGAAATGCGCTACAAAAATGGAACGAATGTGAAAAATAATGGCATAGTATACACGCCGAAAGATATGGCTACTTTCCTTGCTGGGGAGATTTTGTCCAACACCAAAAGCTTTCCTGTGGGGGGAGTAATTACTGTATTGGATCCAGCTATTGGAGACGGAGAACTGGTTGTTGCTCTTGTAAATCAGATTTATGATTTATTGCCGGAAACGAACATTATTATAGATGGTTTTGAGACTGATACAAAACAGTCTATCGCTACAAAGGAAAGATTACGAAGAACTTTTCCAAATGCATTAATTGAAATACACAATTGGGATTTTTTGGATAGTGCCGACTATATTGGAAAAAAATATGATTTTATAATAGCGAATCCCCCATATGTAAGGACACAGATATTAGGTGCTGAACGAGCACAGGAAATAGCAAAAAAAATGCGGCTGAATGGACGTGTTGATATTTATTACGCATTTTTGCTGTACGCAAAGATATTATTGAAATCCAATGGTGTTGCCGGTTATATTACCTCGAATAAATTTCTCACGATAAAATCTGGGGCATCCGTAAGAGAATATATGTTAAATAATTATCAGATATATTCTATTGTGGATTTTGGGGATACGAAATTATTTTCTGCATCGGTACTTCCTTGCATAATAACATTTGCATTGGGAAAAACAGAAAATACGGATGATGTTGCCTTTACATCCATTTACGAAGATAGACTTTCTGTCGATGCACCAAGATGCAATTCCATTTTCGAGCATAGTGGGGATAATGGAAAATTTTGTTTGCAGGACAATCGCGTTTTTCAAATCAGTCATGGAACATTGGCAAAGATTGCCAGCAATGTACCGTGGACAATGGCATCAAAGGAAAGCAAAGATTGGTTAAAATCCGTGGACAAAAACACATGGATGCACTTTTCGGATATAGGGAAAGTGCGTGTTGGTATAAAAACGACAGCAGATAATGTTTTTATAGGTGATGATTGGACTGGGGATAAAGAGCGTATAGAATTATTACAGCCTCTGATTACGCATCGTGACGCGGGTCAGATTGTTTCAAAGCAGTCCGCAGGATGGAAGGTTTTGTACACACACACGGTCATTGACGGTAAACGTACTGTGTTTGATATTGATGAATATCCATATGCAAAAGCCTATCTGAACGAGCATTATGATCAACTTTCAGGAAGGGCATATCTTCAGAAGGCAAATCGACAGTGGTATGAAATATGGGTGCCACAAAATCCCGCCTCGTGGCGAGATAGGAAAATAATTTTTAGAGATATTTCCGAACATCCAGAGTTTTGGCTTGATGATACAGGAGCCGTTGTTAATGGAGATTGCTACTGGATTGACATTGATGACACCACAATAGAAGATGTGATATATTTAGCATTAGCAGTTGCTAATAGTGCTTTTATTGAAAAATATTATGATGCAAGATTTAACACAAAATTATATTCTGGCAAGCGCAGATTCATGTCTCAATATGTTGAGCAATTTCCACTCCCATTTTATGATACACTGGCTGCCAAAAAAGCTGTAAAAATTGTAAAAAAAATAATAACGGAACGTGAGGAAATTGACACGTCCCGTTACATGGCAGAGCTTCATGGAATAGTGGAAGAGATGTTTGGCGTTTGTTAGGCAAAAAAATTACGAGGAAGAGGCAATTGTAGTTTTGCATTTGTCTCTTTTCCTTTAAATAGCGGAAATGCTTTTGTGAAATCTCTTCCATTTACCACATACAGATATCTGAGTGTTACCCTGTTATTTTCGATGATTCCATCAAATATAACATATCGAACATCCTCACTATAGAATGTTTTATCAGTGGATGAGAAAATGGTTTCCCCATCTTCCGGAGAATGAAATCCTAAATCTATTGTCGGAGATGTTTGAAGCTTTATTTCGATGAGTTGGTTCATAATATCAGGATATGTCCCATCATCTTCATATGTCGAATACCCCAAATTATGACATACTAATTTGTGCAGTTCTGCGCCTCTGTTGCGCTCTTGCAAAGCATCAACATATGCGATGCGTTTTCCAGCTAAGGGCAACAATCTATTATAAATAGCCTGTAAACTCAGCAATTTACTGCTCTGTGGATCATTGTTGGGATGTTCTCCAGTCAAATCATTCAGATCATAATTCACCCAATCCTTTATTCGATTTGTGTCAGATGGGGAGAAGAGAACACTTTTACCTCTTGAGTTCATAGTGGCTTGGTATTTTTTTGTCAAAGTTCCAGTATTATCATAAGATGCAAGCTCTGCGCCTGTAATTACTTTGACTCGATTTATTATATCATTTTCTGTGACTTGTAAAAAAACATATCTGCGATTTAGCTCAATATCCTCATTCCAAATTTGAACATTGAATGATTTTTGCGTATAGACATCGAAATTTTGCCCTACAAATCTCGGCTTCGTCTTCTTAAAAGATTTTGGAATCGGATATCCCAACGCCTCACATATCTTGGATTTTACAACTTTAGACCGGGTTCTGAGTGGCAGTCCAAACAGCGATACTCCAACCATTGAGGAAGCAAGCATCTTCTGTAATTCCTCGTTCGGAATGTATAGGCTGTCGTTAGACGGTGAAATTTCGTCATATATTGTTAAATCGCTTTTCTGTATGTTCGTTTTATAATTTTTCATTGGTATCATCTCCCTATCGTGTTTACGGCCTTGCATGGGCCTACTCCTTCACGGACTCCATAATATCTTCAATATTGCAATCGAGAGCCACGCATATCTTCAGCAAAATATCCGTGGTTATATTCTCTCCCTTGCCCAGTTTGGCGATGGAGGCGGGGCTGATGCCCGTTGCTCGCCGGAGATCCTGCCGATTCATGCCTTTGTCAATCAGGAGCTTCCACAGCCTGTTATAAGTTATTCGCATATCCGTCTCCGCTTATTCTACTATGCCGTGAAGAAAACCGGGACGGCCTTCCGTCAGCCCCTTGGTGAAGGTGATGACATTGGCTCCTGCTGCCTCGTAGTCCAAATCCGGCAGATTCTTGGAGTTCTCAATGATAATCAGTTGTCCCTCCTCTTGGTGGTTCATGAAATAGCGGAAGAGTCCGGAACACATGCTTTCTGGCGCAGAATCCGCTACGCCTTGGTCAAGACCAAGAAGGGGTGTGTCGATGATGAGGAAGCCCGGGTAATATTTGCCATGGTGGGCAAGATAGTGCCGGAATGTGAGCGCGGTCACGCTGTTGACAAAGGAAGTATATCCCTGCCCTTCATGGGCAGATTTTTTATGCCCGTCAATCTCTATATCAAAATCGGAAATATTGAAATTGGTGGAAGTAGGCTCCGGCATATAGCTGCATTCACGAAGGATGTCCTTGTAATATTGGTTGATGATTTTTTTGAAATCATCGTCAAAATGCTCTCTGGGATGATATTGCAATGCAGATTCCGGCTCGACCGGAGGATTCCTTAAATCTGCCTCCCAGCCGACTGCAAAATCGTCGATTACGCTCATCTCGCGCTTTAATTGCAGGAAACTTTTGTAGTCTGCGAGTGATTTGCGCATCGCCTCTGCTTTAGGACGCAGCTCCTGCTGAATGTGGCTTTCGATGCTGTCCTTCTCGGCATCGAGTTTTGCCATCTCCTCTGACATCCACCTCATTTCCTCGGCGAGGGATTGTTCCGCTTTCGTCAGATCATTCATCTGAGCCACGATGCGGGACAGTTCGCCACGGGCAGACTCAATGTAGGTTTCATCATCCTTGGGCGTGAAATGACTCTCACAGAAGGGGCAGACCGTGTTCTTATCGTGAGCGTTCGGTTCCATCTCGCCGTCGGCAATAAAGGTCAGCCGCTTGATGTCGGCTGTGTACTGGCTCTTGAGGGCAGCGTACCGGGACTTCATCAGTTCCGCCTCGGTCATTTTCTCCTGTAGTTCGCTGATTTCCTGCACTAGTTCCTGTCGGCGCGAGAGAGCTGCAGAGATCGCAGATTCTGTCTGCTCAATCCCTGCAATGAGGGCGGTCATCTGCTGCTCCACATCAATGCCCTGAAACGCTGTTATCTGTTTTTGCAGCACCTTCTTCTTCTCAGAGATGTTGCTGATCTGCGTGTTCACATACCTTAAAATGGCATTTCGCTCTGCGATGCGGATTTCCTTCTTGGTCTGCTCATCGTGCTCGGGAAAATTGGAGCCGGTCATCAAAAACAGTAGGGAAGAGAGAAAGACGGTCTTTTGAATGCTTTCCTTCGGCTCCAACACGGATTCTACCTTGCCGATGTCATTGTTGAGAAAGAGCAGTATGTGGAGGAAGGTTCGGAGTGTCAGTGGCACCCGCTTGAAATCAATATTCTTGATCACCATGCAGGGGACGGGAATCCCCATTGCGCTCAAAAGCAGGTCACTCAGCACAGGCAAGCCGTTTCTTTGACTCTGACTGTATTTCAGATTGTATTTGTCACTCATCATGCCGGGGATGTTGGTCACTACGTCCACTTGATCCTTGTGAAATTTACGCGTGATACTGATCGTGCCATCGGCAGCCTGCACCAGAAGTTCCACTTCGTCATAACCAAAAGTCTCGTCTATGGGGAAGTCGCCCGTTTTGCCAAGCGCAAAATCAATACACCGAGCAACGGCGGTCTTCCCGGTATTCGACCGCCCACAGATGATGTTCAGACCGGGGGTGAAATCCACGAAAGAGTCGCGCTTGCCTATGCCTCTTGCCGTGACACGGCTAAAATATATTCCGGCTATCCATTTATCTCCTCTTTAGCGCGTCCATCGCCTGTCGCGTAATCTTTGAAAGCAAAGACGCATCGGATGTTTTTCCAAGCATCCGGTGTGTCTTTTTTACTGTCTCCATATATGCTGCAGCGTATTCGGACTGCATGGATTTCACGAACTCACGGCCGCGCTCATTCAGTCCGAACAAGAATCCTCTGGGGGAATGCTCTACGGCAGCAAAGTCGTCCAGCAGGAGGGATTTCAATGCGCCGTTCAATTGCTCCCGTTTGGCGGAGAATTCGCTGAAGCTGAACTGGTTCTCGCCGTGCAGGTTTTGCTCTGCAATGCCGAAATCCCGTCCATAGACTGCCATGAGATCATACGCCGCAATACGGTCAATCGTTATGGAACGCGGCTTTACGGCAGAGAGGATGAGCAAAATCCGAAGTGACACCTCAAAGGACGTATTGAACAGTTTAGGCATCGGTGTTCACCCACGATTTGATTCGCTCGTCATCTACCAAGATATGGCAGACGCCCTTTCGGGTTTTGTTCGTGATAAAACCCTTAATATTGATGAGGTTCGACTTGGCAAGTTCCGTACTGGTGATTTTCTTCAATACTTCCTGCAGGCGGACGTAACCAGTCTCATGATTCTCGTCAAAATACACCATCTCGATGCCGTCATAGGCGTCATCCTTCAGCGCATCAAATTGTTGCTCTCCGTCTACGAAGGCATCCCTTACGCTGTGCTGGATGCTTTTGGCATCGAAATATGCCTCTCTCTGCCGCTTTAAATGCTGCTGCAGTTTCTCCGGCAATTCTCCTGCGGTATTGGGGGTGACTTCTCTTTCCAGACGCTCCGAATACACCTCGCAGAGCGCATGGATATACGGGAGCGTGGCTTCGTTGATGTCCCCATGAGGTTTTAGGGAGGGATGCAGTTTGATGACATCGCCGCCGGGCAGATAGACCGCTCCATCCACAAAGCGGGCGGGTTGAATCGGCACAGGAGGAACAACTTCGCCGACTTCGTTCCTTCCCTCAAAGAGATCAATTTGGGCACCGGGGAGTTTTTGCAGTTCCGCTTTGATGATGCTGCAGAAAATCTCGGCGCACGTCTCGTCCACATTGTCTGTGGTGCATTTTACCCCGTATTTGGCGAGGTCGGCGCACAAGTTCTTGCGGGCATCGAAGGGGATATCTGCGGCTGCCTCCAAGAAGCGGCTCTTGTCCAGATTGGCATGAACCGCCCGCAGGACAGATTCCGGGATGCCTCTGGCTCCGTTAAACATCTTGTTGGCGGCACTTTTCTCAGATTCCTTGCCGAAAGGGTAGTACTTGTCATCATCGTCCAGACCAACCTCGCGAGAAGAGATCGGTTCCTTCATAAAGAGAGCGAAGAAGTAGGCGCAGAAACTCGGTATCGATTTGTTCTCCGCACCAACGTACTTTCTCATGATCTGTAAAAACAGACTGATGGTTAACACAAAACTCCCCCTTCGCGAAAAGTGGACAGAGTCTGTCCGCTCCCGTCCACCGGAGTCCAATTTTCGAGGGAGCGGATTTGGTATGCTTTACCCGGATGGTGAGAGAACATCATCGCACATAAAACACAGTTTCTATTATATCAGCAGTGAGGGGGAAAAATCTACATTTTTGTTAATGGAATTTATGTGAATGTGAACATTCACAAGCCGTAATCGTAAATCTTGTAAATTTCTCAATGCCTTGAGATGGCCATTAGGGGCGGCGGGAATGCACGAAGAGACGAACTGCACAAGCAGTATTGGCACTTCGGTGTTTCCACCGTGACTTTTTGCGCCCATTTTTAGGCGAAAGAGGCCGGTGTGCATCAAAGGCACCGGCCTTTTGTGTTCCTGCCGCCCGCATCCAAGGCGGAAAGGACACGACCATGAAAATCACTCTGTACTACGAAGACAAGTTCCATCCGACTGTTTTGGAGGTTCCCGAGGAGGAATGCACCGTCATGGTAGAGACGGACTATCAGGAGAGGCTGGATGCCGCAGAGGACAAGACCACGGTCAAGCGGCGCACGGCACAGGAGATTTTGGATGCCGAGGTCAATGCCCCGACATTCCGTAGGAATCGCACCGAGACGCGTCGCCATATCCACTTGCCTGCTGATGATCTTGACCGCCGGAGAGCGGATGCCATGCCCGATGTGCCGATGGCTTTGTTCGGCGCGGATTATTCGGAGCTTCATCACGCCATCGCGCAGCTTCGTCCTCAGCAGCGGGAACTTCTGCGGCGCGTGTTTTGGGAAGGCGTGCGTCAGGCAGAGATTGCGCGTCAGGAGGGCGTATTGGAAAGCACCATATCGGAGCGGATGAAGCGCATCTATCAGCGGCTCAAGAAATTTTTGCCCGATGAGAAAAATTTCTTTTGAAAAACCATGAAGTTTTGCATTTCCCGTGGCTCTTAGGAGAAGGGCAACATCAAACCGCCTTTCGGAAAGGATGAATCACGATGCATCACACACTCAACATCAAGGTGTCCAGGGAGCGCCTGAGCGGTGGAATCATGGCCTGCCGTCGGCTGACGATGCGGGAGCGTCTGCTCCGCTTCCTCCTTGGCAGTCCTGTGAAGCTCATGGTGATCGTGCCGGGAGATTCTGTGGACGAGGTAGCCATCTTCGAGAAGGGAAAGGAGGATAGATATGGCAGCGCGACCGCTTTATGAGCTTGCCGCAGGTTTCAACGCACTCTTCGATCTCGTCTTGGACGAGTCGATGGATCTGCAGCTTTTGGAAGAGGGGCTTCAGTCCATCGAGTGCGCGCTTGAGGAGAAATGCGCGAACGGCATCGCGCTCATCAAATCGCTGGAAGCGTATGCGGAGGCATACAGCAAGGAACAGAAACGCTTTGAATCGCAGCGGCAGATGTTAGAGAACCGCATCAAACGTATCAAGGAGTGGTACAGGCAGAACCTCGATGCGATGGGGAAAACCAAAGTTCCTACGAGGTACGGTGTCATGAGCGTTCAGAAGAACGGCGGCAAACAGCCCCTCAAGATTGACGATGCCGCCCTTATCCCGGACGCCTATCTCATCACCGTGCCGGAGCATAAGGACGTGAACCGCGAGGCTCTCTATGAGGCTCTAAGCAGCGGCAGGGAAGTTCCAGGCGCACATTTGGAGGCGAGAGGTCGAAGTCTTCGGATTTAAGTGAGCAGAAAGGAGATACGCAATGCTGAACATCACCAAAGGGAAAATTGACCGCGCCCAAAAGGTGGTCATCTACGGGGCGGAGGGCATCGGAAAGTCCGGTCTTGCCGCCAAGTTCCCAGATCCGCTCTTCATCGACACCGAGGGAGGCACGGCACACATGGATGTGCGCCGCATCGAGAAGCCGCAGTCGTGGGAGGAAATGATCTCCGTGCTCAAGGAAGTGGCAGCGACCAAGGATGTGTGCAGGACGTTGGTGCTGGATACCGCCGATTGGGCAGAGCAGCTGATCGTCAGCTACCTCTGCACAAAGTACAAGCAGAACTCCATCGAGTCCTTTGGCTACGGCAAGGGCTATACCTATTTGGGCGAGGAGTTTTCGCGGCTTCTCGTCGCATTGGATACGGTGCTGACCGCAGGGATTCATGTGGTGGTCACGGCACACGCCAAGATGCGGAAGTTCGAGCAGCCGGACGAGATGGGCGCATACGACCGCTGGGAAATGAAACTCAGCAAGCAGGTAGCGCCGCTTCTCAAGGAGTGGTGCGACATTCTGCTCTTTTGCAACTACCAGACCTTTGTGGTCACCTCGGAGAACAACACGCAGAAGGCACAGGGCGGCAAGCGTGTCATGTACACATCCCATCATCCCGCATGGGACGCAAAAAGTCGTGTGCCGCTGCCGGAAGTCTTGGAGCTTGACTACAGGCATATCGCTCATATCTTCTCGCGGGGGCAGACTCCGGCAGCCACAACCGCCACGCAGACGGCACCGCAGCAGCAGAACCTACCGGAGGAAGAAAGCGCTGTCGATGTGTTTCGCAGCATTTTGAAGGAGAAGGGTGTCACCGAGGAGGAGGTGCGGCAGGTGGTCGCCGCGCGTGGGAAATACTCAGTGGAGACCCCGATTGACGACTATCCCGACGAGTTTTTGTACGGCTACGTCATCCGCTACTGGGATCAGATTTCTGATATCATTCAGCAAAGCCGCAAGGCAAAAGGCTAAGGGAGGAAATACATCATGGCAGATTCGATCAATAACAACGTGGGTATGGATTGGACTGACACCATTGAAAGCGATGGTCAGGAATTCGTCCTCCTGTCCGAAGGGGATTACAACTTCGTGGTGTCCGCTTTTGAGCGGGGGCGTTTTCCGGGGAGCGCCAAGATGCAGGCCTGCAACAAGGCAACGCTTACCCTGCAGGTGGAAACGAAGCAGGGCGTCGCCAGCGTTCGTACTGACCTCATTTTGAACCGCCTCGTGGAGTGGCGCATCTCAGCGTTCTTTCGCTGCATCGGCAGGAAGAAGCACGGCGAGCGGCTGGCGATGAACTGGAACAATCTCGTGGGAGCCAAGGGGCGGGCTCATTTCAGACCTCGCAAATATACCGACCGGGACGGCAACGAGAGACAGACCAATGATGTGGATCGCTTCTACGATTATGACGAAAAGTTCTTTCCGGTCGAGGACTCTGCGGACTTTGGCGGGATTCCCGTCAGCGCGGCGGACATTCCGTTCTGATGGGAGGACAAGCAAGTGGAACTTAGACCGTATCAGGTCGAGGCGAAACAGGCAATCCTGTCCGAGTGGAGCGAGGGGCGTCGCAAGACACTCCTCGTCCTCTCCACAGGGCTCGGAAAGACGATTGTGTTTTCCTCGGTGACAGAACATCAAGTGAAGTTGGGACACAGAGTCCTCATCATGGCGCATCGTGGGGAGCTTCTCTATCAGGCCGCTGACAAGCTGAAGATGCTCACGGGACTTGATGCAGCATTTGAGCAGGGAGAGAACCGCAGCCTCGGCAGTTTCTTTTCCGTGACAGTAGGATCGGTGCAGTCCCTTTGCCAAGAAAAGCGGCTTTCGATGTTTCCGCAGGATTATTTTCAGGACATCATCGTGGACGAGGCGCACCACGCACTCTCGGAGAGCTATCAGCGTGTGCTCGCGCATTTTCCGGATGCCAATGTCCTCGGCGTAACGGCAACACCCGACCGTGGAGACAAGCAGACGCTCGGCACATTTTTTGCCTCACAGGCTTACGAGTACTCCATGAGCCGCGCCATCCGGGAGGGGTATCTCTCTCCCGTCAAGGCGCGGATGATTCCCCTGCAGCTGGATATCAGCAAGGCGGGTATCTCCGGCGGGGATTATAGCGCGGCGGACATCGGCTGCGCCTTGGAGCCGTACCTACATCAGATTGCAGACGAGATGGCGCGTTACTGCAGGGGCAGAAAGACCGTGGTGTTCCTGCCGCTCATCGCCACCTCGCAGAAATTCTGCCGAATGCTGAATGATGTCGGTCTGAGGGCTGCGGAAGTCAACGGTATGAGCGATGATCGCTCGAAAATCCTTGCAGAGTTCGAGAATGGCATGTATGACGTGCTGTGCAACTCCATGCTCCTTACAGAAGGTTGGGACTGTCCCGCTGTGGACTGCATCGTAATTTTGCGCCCCACCAAAGTGCGGAGCCTCTATCAGCAGATGGTGGGACGCGGCATGCGGCTCTTTCCGGGCAAGGAGAACTTGCTCCTGTTGGACTTTCTCTGGCTGACGGAGCGTCACGATCTCTGCAGACCATCGGCTCTCATTGCCAAGGACGCGAACATCGCCGCAATGATGGATGAAAACCTCCGAAATGACGAAGAAGTGGACATCCTCGAAGCCGAAGAGGAGGCAGAGCGGGACGTGCTGCGTGAGCGGGAGGAAGCATTGGCGAGGGAGCTTGCCGCGATGCGGAGCAAGAAGAAAAAGCTGGTAGATCCGATCCAGTATGCGCTTTCCATCGCCGCTGAGGATCTCACAAGCTACGAACCGACCTTCCCTTGGGAAATGGGACCGCCGTCTGAAAAGCAGCTTGCTTTCCTTGAGAATCGCGGCATCCTGCCCGACACCGTGGGAAACGCCGGGCTTGCCTCGCTCCTCATCGACCGTCTGAAACGGCGGCAGGAGGAAGGACTCGCCACACCCAAACAGATCCGCTGCTTGGAGCGTTACGGCTTTCGGCGCGTAGGCACGTGGCAGTTCGATGCAGCCAGTGCTCTGATCTCCCGCTTGGCGATGAATCATTGGCGCGTCCCCCAGGGGATGACGCCGTCCGTATATACACCGTGAAAGGACGTGATTTTTCATGGACAAGAATATCTTGTCGGCTTTGAAGTACATCAACGTTGCGGAGGTTGACCGCGCCACATGGATCTCGGTAGGCATGGCACTCAAGGAGGAAGGATATCCCTGCTCCATCTGGGACGATTGGAGCAGGAGTGACCCTCGCTATCATCCCGGCGAATGCGAGAAGAAGTGGGAGGGCTTTAACGGCACGGCCACTCCCGTTAAGGGCGGAACGATTGTGCAGCTGGCAAAAGAGCGCGGCTGGATGCCCTGCGCTGAGGGAGCGATGGCATGGGACGATACCATTGAGTATGACGGCAACGACGGCTTCAACGGCTTTGCCCCTCCCGATGCGTGGAATCCCGTGCAGGATTTGATCGACTATCTCTCCCTGCTGTTTGACGTCGATGACCGTGTGGGATATGTCACGGGCGATGTGTGGAAGGACAGCGAGGGTAAGTGGCTGCCCAGTAAGGGCGTGTATGACCGCACGGCAGGGGAGCTGATCGCATCCCTCAAGAAGCACGCCAATGACATTGGAGCGACCGTAGGTGACTGGAAACCCGAGGTGGGCGGTTGGATTCGGTTCAATCCACTGGATGGCGAGGGTGTGAAAAACGAGAACGTCACCAAGTTCAAGTATGCGTTGGTGGAATCCGACACGCTTCCCATCGCCGAGCAGGATGTCCTCTTCCGCAAGCTGGAACTGCCGATTGCAGCACTCGTTCATAGCGGGGGCAAGAGCCTCCACGCCATAGTGCGTGTGGATGCCATTAACTATGAGGAGTACCGAAAGCGGGTGGAGTTTCTCTATGACTTCATGGAACAGCAGGGCGTACCCATCGACAAGCAGAACCGCAATCCCTCACGGCTTTCCCGGATGCCGGGACTCACTCGAAACGGCAATCGTCAGTACCTCGCCGCAACGAACATCGGCAGGAAGTCATGGACGGAGTGGATGGACTTCGTGGAAGGAGTGACAGATGAACTGCCTCCATTGGAATCTCTCGCCAAGTACAAGGATAATCCGCCGAAACTGCCGGAGGAGATTATAAAGGGAATCCTGCGCCGTGGCCACAAGATGATTATTTCCGGATCGTCCAAGGCGGGAAAGTCCTTTCTCCTGATGGAACTTTGCGTCTCCATCGCTGAGGGAATTCCGTGGCTGGGGTTCGCTTGTCGCCAAGGGCGGGTGCTCTATGTCAATCTCGAAATCGATCCGGCAAGCTGCATCACTCGCTTCCTCAAAATCTACGATGCGCTCCATTTGCCCATGAACAAATCGGCGAATATCGTCATCTGGAACTTGCGCGGACACGCTGTTCCCCTTGACCAGCTTGTGCCGAAACTCGTCCGCCGTGTACGTGACCAGCACTTTGATGCCATCGTCATCGACCCCATCTACAAGGTCATCACGGGGGATGAAAACAACGCATCCGAAATGGGGCAGTTCTGCAACCAGTTTGACAAGATTTGCACGGAAACCGGCTGTTCTGCGATTTACTGCCATCACCATAGCAAGGGAGCACAGGGAAACAAGCGGGTGATGGACAGGGCTTCCGGCTCTGGCGTATTTGCCCGCGACCCCGATGCCCAGCTTGACATGATCCAGTTGGAACTCACGGAAGACATCAAGAACAACCTGCGTGACGGTCACGCTACGGCTTGGCGACTGGAATCCAATCTCCGTGAATTTGCCAATATAGAGCCGGTAAACTTCTGGTTCGAGCATCCTGTGCATCGCATTGATAACAGCGACGAATTGGGCAGCATTCCCGCCATAGGAAGTATGGCAGCGAACCTCTCCCGCAGCAGCAAGCGGACGACCGTCGAGGAACGCAAGGCTGCCCTGGATACGGCTTACGAGATCTGCTCTATCAATCCTCCCGTGAAAATCAAGGACATTGTGGAGTACACGGAACTCAACGAGAAAACCATTCGCCGTTATCTTGCCGAATTCAGCGAAAGTTACTGGATTGAAAACGGCGTGGTGGGGAAGAAGAATACGCAGGGACAAAGGGAGAAAAAACCTATGGGCAAGGATGAGGCGGACAAAGGATAAATTGCCTATTGGAAAACTCTCAGGGACAAAGGCTTATAAATAAAGAGTGTCTGTCCCTGCTGTCACCAGTGTGGGGAGGGCTGCAGTAGCCTGCCCTCCCCCACACGGGATGACAGTGACGAAACCTTTGACCGAAATGAAAACACAATCGAAAGAAATTTTCAATAAGGAGCATACAGAATATGAGATTTTTCCTCGACATCAATCCTCCTACGGCGACCGCGCAGGAGAAGTCTGTGCGGATCGTGGGCGGCAGACCGATATTTTATGACCCGGCTCCCCTGAAGAAAGCCAAGGCACTTCTG